GCGGGAATCCAGCGGGAAATGGGCTGCGGAAGCAGCGCGTTGCCATTCTATCCAGCCTGCGGCACGTCGCCATGACCACGCCCGCACAGCGCCTGGAAAAGTCACCAGACTGGTAACCGTTTGCGGATTGACGGGTGCACACCCGAAGCGTATCGTTTGTACCACGATGACATAGAAGCCTCCGGTGACCCCGGGGGCTTCTTTCGTTTGCGCCGTCGCGCGCTGCGAGGTCACCGCCACCGGCCCTGACGTCCCCGTCGCAGCCGTTCTGTTTTCCGCCCCGATCCTGCCTTTCCCGCGCCGTCCTGGTGATCGCGTGGGGCGCCGCCGTGCGCGCAGGATCGGGGCACTCCACATCCATCAACGAAGGAGGATTCGATGCCCCTGCTGACCCTTGAGCAGTGCCGCGCGCACTGCCGTATCGACGGCGATTTTGACGACGCCATCCTGGGTGACCTGCTGGCCGCAGCCAGCGACGCAGCCGCGGCCTACCTGGGCCGCGAGCTGTACGCCGACCAGGCCGCGCTGGACCAGGCGCTGGACCAGCTGCCGCAGGACATGGCGGCGGCGGTGACCGGGCATGAAGCCGCGGTTGCCGCCGCCAATGCCGAGACCAACGCGGCCAAGGCCAAGGCCATGCGTGATGTGGCCGATCGCCGCCTGGCCGTGGCGACCGCGCGCAGTACGCGCCTGCTGCAGGGCATGCCGGTCAACGACAGCATCCGTGCAGCGGTGCGCCTGTTGCTGGGCCACCTGTACGCCCATCGCGAAGCCGTGGTCGTCTCTGCGCAGACGTTCGATGCACCGGCAGGCGCCACGGCCATCGCACTGGAGCTGCCGTTCGGCGTGGCCGCGCTGCTTGATCCGTACCGATCGGCAGCAACGCCATGAACGCCGGCCACTTCAATCGCCGCATCCGCATCGAGCGCCAGGACGGCCAGCTCGATGCGTGGGGGCAGCCGCTGGACGCCTGGCAGCCGGTGGCAGAACTGTGGGCCGCCATCATCGCCGACCGCGCAGACAGCGTGCAGCGGCTGACGCTGGAAAGCCGCCTGCCGGCAACGATCCGGCGCCAGCGCTTCCATGTCCGATTGGCAGCCGCACGACAGGCAGGCATCCAGGCCGGCATGCGCATCGTGCATGACGGTCGTGTTTTCAACATCACCGGCGTTGCGCCCGACTTCAGCCGGCGCCAGACCACGGTGCTGTTCACCGAACAGTCTTCAGGCATCGCCTGAGCGACGCCAACCAGGACACCGCGATGAGTTACGAAGCACAGCTGCACGCGCTGCTGGCCCCGCTGCTGCAGGGCCGGCTGTATCCCGACCTTCCGCCGGAACCGGTCATCTATCCGTGTGCCGTCTACCAGCAGATGGGTGGACAGTCCGTGTGGTTCAACGAAGGTTCCATTCCCGAACAGAAGCACGCTCGCGTGCAGCTGACCGTCTGGGCAGACAGCCGCGCCCAGGCCAACACCCTGATCCGCAACATCGAGGATCAGGTATGCGCAGGATTGCCGACCGCCGAATCGTTCGGCGCTGCAATTGCCGTGCATGAGCCGATGCTGCACAAGTACGGCGCGCGGCTCGATTTCGGCCTGTGGTACGTCGACCCGTAAACCGCATCACCCGTGCAACACCCCAGCCCGGCATTCGCCGGGCTTTTTTTTATCCAACGAGGAAATACACCATGGCACTCAAGCTTCCCAAGGGCACCCAGTTCGGCTTCGCACCGGTCGTCTCCACCGCGATCGCCACCAGCGCGATCTCCAAGGCTGCGCCGGCGCTGGCCAGCGTTGCCGCCAACAGCGTCGACACCGGCGATGTGGTGGTCATTGAACTGCCGGGCTGGCCGGCCCTGAACAACCGCGCCACCCGCGCCGGTGCTGAAGCCACCGGCAGCGTTGAACTGCTGGGCATCGACACCACCGATACCGTGCTGTTCCCCGGTACCAGCGGTGCCGGTGTACTGCGCAAGGCGGGCGCCTTCGTCGACCTGGACCAGCAGGGCGACCCGACCACCGCCGGTGGCGAGCAGCAGTACTGGAGCGGCACGCTGCTCGAAGACCCGACCGGTCGCCAGGTTCAGATGCCGACCTTCAAGAACGCCAAGACCATCACCCTGCCGCTGTTCTACGATCCGAAGAAGCCGTGGTATTCGGCACTGAAGAACGCTGACGCCAAGGGCGAGCCGGTGATCCTGCGGGCCAAGCTGGTCGGTGGCGACGTGCTGTACTGGTACGGCTACCTGAGCTACAACGGCGACCCGACCATGGCCGCCAACACCCCGATGGGCACCACCGCGACCTTCACCGCGCTGGCAGACTCCATCCTGGTCGAGGGCGCCTGATGTTCCAGGTCAAGGCGCCGGAGAGCTTCAAGAGCACCCTGACCATCGTCGGTCACGGCCGCGAGCAGAAGCTCAACCTGACCTACCGGCACCTGTCGGTAGCCGACTACGCCAGCCTGCTGGAGCGTCTGGGCGATGACACGTTGAGCGTGGCCCAGGCCATCCTGGACATCGTGGTGGACTGGGATGCCGATGTGGCGCTGGACACCGCCGGCGTCGAGCTGGCGCTGCAGCAGCAGGCCGGCCTGGATGGCGCCATCATCGGTGGCTACACCCAGGCCCTGCAGGTCGCACGCAAGGGAAACTGATCGATGCGGTGGGGGCCCTGTACTGGCGGGCCCCCACCGAGTCCGAGCTGATGAAGCTTGGATTGAAGGCAAAGCACTTTCCACCGCCGCAGGTCGAGCTGTGGCCGGAGTGCGTGCTTCCCATAGAACTTTTCTCGCGGGTTGCCACCCAGTGGCGCGTCGGCGCAGGTGGCCCGATCGGGCTGGATTACAACGTGGTCTACCGGGAGCTGGAGCGCGAAGCGCTCGACGGCGACCAGCATGACGAGGTGATGGCGGCCATCCGCATCATCGAACGCGCTGCCTTGGAGCAGATGCAACAGGAATGAGCCGGCCATCGCGGCAATGCCGATGGCCGATCCCGGCTCCGCCGAAGCGGAGCCGACTCTCCCGAGGAACACTCAATGAGCACTACATCGCCTGGCAGCACACGGACCACCGTGGAGGCCAGCAACGCATTGGAAACGGCCATGCAGGCAGCAAGGCGCGGCATGACCGAGATGACCGGCACCACACAGGAGTTCCAGCGGCAGCTGGAGAAGATCAACACGGTGCAGCAGGCCTTCAATGCCGTGCTGACCACCAGCGTATCATTGGTCACCGCACTGTCCGCGCAGCTGACTGCCCTGAACACGCAGCTGCAGGCGGCGGCGAAGGCAGGAACAACCGCAGCGGGCGCGGACGCCGGCAAGGCTGCAAGGAAGGAAGAGAAGGCCCAACAGGACGACAAGGGCCTGGCGGGTATCCGCAAGGGCCTGGGCGGCGCGCTCGGCGACTATATCGGCAAGACCGAAAACACCGCCACGGCTGCCAAGAAAGCCTTCGACAAAGCATTCACCGGCGCCGACGAAGCGTTGAGGAGCTTCGTGACCACCGGCAAGTCCAAGTACAAGGAACTGGCCCAGTCCATCCTGTCCGACCTCAAGATGATCGCCGCACAGCAGGCACTGGTCTGGGGGGCGAGGAAGATCGCCGGCTTGATGGGGGTCGACCTGACGCCCAAGGATGCAGCGACGGACGCGGCGGCGGTGGCTGCAGGCGTGGCGACTGCCAAGGACGCCAAGGCCGGTGATGCCAAGGCGGGCGAAACCAAGGACGCCAAGGACACCAAGGGCACCACAGGACTTTCGGGGTTCCGCAAGGGCTTCGGCAGCGCGCTCGGCGAGTACATGGAAAAGACCGAGAACTCCGCCAAGTCCACCCAGGATGCCTTTTCCAAGGCGTTCACCGGCGCAGAGGCGGCACTGCAGAGCTTCGTGAAGACGGGCAAGTCCAACTACAAGGATCTGGCCAAGTCGATCATCGCCGATCTCAAGATGATCGCCATCCAACAGGCAATCGTCTGGGGCGTCAAGAAGATCGCGGGCCTGTTCGGATATGGCACGGGGATGGAGGCCAACGCCAACGGTGGCGTCTACCAGTCGCCGAGCCTGTCGGCCTATTCCGGCGGTGTCTACAACACCCCGCAGCTGTTCGCCTTCGCCAGGGGCGCAGGCGTATTCGGCGAAGCGGGACCGGAAGCGATCATGCCGCTGCGGCGCGGGCCGGACGGCCGTCTGGGTGTGGCCGCGCACGGTGGCGGCGGTGGTGGCGGAGTGGGAGTCAGCATCCGCATCGACAACAACGGTGGCAAGGAAGTCACCACCAACGAAAGCATGCTGCAGCAGTTCGGCAACGAGATTGGCCAGTTCGTGGAACGCAAGTACCGCGAGCTGCAGAGTCGTGACCTGAAGGCAGGTGGTGTGCTCAGCAGGAGTGCCATGCAATGACCGACACCTTCACCTGGCCGGCAACCAGCCAGAGTACTGGAACCACCACCGCCGCCGTGAAGCGCGCGAAGTTCGGAGATGGCTATGCGCAGGCCGCTGCCGATGGCCTGAACGCCACTTCACGCAGTTACCAGCTGCAGTTCGTCGGCAACCGCAAAACGATCAACGAGATCGTGACCTTCCTGGATGGTCATGCCGGCCGCAGCTTCCTGTGGAAAGGGCCACTGGGGCAGGGGCTGTACATGTGTGATTCCTACACCGACAGCCATCTCGGCGGCCAGGTATCGACCATCACCGCCACCTTCGAGCAGACCTTCCACGCGTAGGCATGAGCATGGATCTTCAACGGATCGACCTGGATACCATCCAGCCCAACGGAAAGCGTGGGGAGACCCAGCGGCCGGCCTTCACCAAGATCAACCAGAACTTCCAG